AGTATTAGTGTGGTGTATAGTTATATTTTCGTTAGCTGGTATTCTTGATAGTATTGAGGACTTGCCTTTTCATATTAATAGCTTATGGAATGATACTTTTGAGAAGGTCATGATGTCTGTAATTTTAGCCTATTTCGGAGGACGCACGACGGAAAAAGCTACAAAGATATATAAAAAGTAAAACAAAACTTTAACAAGTAATAATAAATATAGTAATAATAATTAAAATTTAATCAAATGAGTGAAAAAGTAAACAAAATTGAAGAGCAAGAATTAAAAACAGTTAAAGAACAAACAGGAAAAATACAGCAATGTGTATTAGATCTTGGTTCTTTAGAAGTAAAAAAAGCTGAAATCATGCAAGCTTATTCTGAGTTCTTAAAAGAATTAGATGTAACTAAGAAAGAACTTGAAGAAAAGTATGGTCAAGTTAATATCAATTTAACTGATGGTTCTTACGAAGAAGTAAAAGAAGAAGAGAAGACTGAGGAAAAATAAACATGGACTCAGTTATAAGAAAGATAAGTATAGGCGCGGACTATAAAAACGAAGCTATGCATTATTCTGTTGGCCAATCTGTTTATGGTGGTCATCATATACATAATATAGTTTTTAGTGACGCAGATAATTCTTATAATATTTATATAAAAAAACAAGATGAGGTTATGCCATGGAAGAAATTTAACTCTAACATGGCTATATCCGTTGAGTATGATTTAGAATATTAATGGAAAGCATATATAATTTTATTATCAAACCTAAATTAGGTAGGTATAATAACGAAATTAAAGTAGGTGATAAAAATCTTATAGTTAATGCTAACATAGAAGATCATAAACTTGTTAGTAGAAATGCTATTGTTGTTGCAACACCTTTAGCTTTTTGTACTGATATAAAAATAGGTGATGAAATTATAGTTCACCACAATATATTTAGAAGATGGTACGATATAAGAGGCAACGAAAGAAACAGCGGTCAATATTTTAAAAAAGATTTATACTTTTGTAAGCCAAATCAAATATACTTACGTAAAGAAAATAAAAAATGGCTACCATTTATGAATAGATGTTTTGTTATGCCTATAAAAGATAACAACCCTCTAACAACTGATATTGAAAAGAAATGTGTTGGAATATTAAAAATAGGTAATAGTGAGCTAGAGGCATCTAATATTAACCCAGGAGACATGGTTGGATATAAACCAGGTCGTGAGTGGGAGTTTGTTATTGATGGCAAACGAATTTATTGTATGAAATCAAATGATATTGTTATAAAGTATGAGCAACAAGGAGACGAAGTTGAATATAATCCAAGCTGGGCGAGTAGCAGTTAAAGAATTAATTAAAGTTGCTAAAGAGCCAATTATAGATTTTGGACCAGATATTTCCGCGGATAGATTAAAAAACGCAGCTGCTACAAAAAAACTAGCTATATTCGATGCTTTTGAAATATTAAGCAGAATACAAGAGGAGCAAGATATGTTAGATGATAAACCTAAAGAACAGGTTAAAAAAGAAAAACCTTTTAAAGGTTTTGCTGAAAGAAGAGCTAAGTAATGTACGAGCAAAATTTATATAAAATATTAGATAATCATATAAAACCTAAGATTATAAACAGAATAAACCGTTATAAAAAATGGGAATATGGTTATAATAAAGAACATGATATAGTTGTAATTAGTAAAGATGGAACTATAGGTGATATATATGATATTCAAAATCTTAAAATAGCTTTACCTAAAGCTAAAGATATAAAAAAATTTGATAGCAATACTTGGGAAAAAAAAGAATTACCTAAGGTTTTATCAAGAATAAAAACAGTGTTTGACTGGAGAGAATATCCAGAAGACTTTAAAGAAAAATGGTATGATTACATCGATAATGAGTTTACCTGTAGGGAGAAAGGTTTTTGGTTTTATAACAAAGATGTTCCTACTTACATTACTGGTACTCATTACATGTACTTGCAGTGGAGTAAAATTGACGTTGGGGCACCAGACTTTCGAGAATCAAATAGATTATTCTTCATTTTCTGGGAAGCTTGTAAGGCTGACGTACGATCCTATGGAATGTGTTACCTTAAGAACAGGCGTTCTGGGTTTTCATTCATGGCATCGGGAGAGGTGGTTAACCTGGCAACTATATCCAGCGACTCACGATATGGCATTTTATCAAAGTCTGGGCCTGATGCCAAGAAGATGTTTACCGATAAGGTGGTACCCATATCAGTTAACTACCCCTTCTTTTTCAAGCCGACCCAGGACGGAATGGACCGTCCAAAGACCGAGCTTGCCTACAGAGTCCCAGCCAGTAAATTTACCAGACGTTCCATCACCGTCACCTCCGCTGACGAAACCTTACAGGAACTCAAGGGATTGGACACCACAATCGACTGGAAGAACACGGGGGATAACTCCTACGATGGAGAGAAACTCAAACTCCTCGTACATGATGAATCGGGGAAGTGGGAGAAGCCGAACAACATCCTCAACAACTGGAGGGTTACGAAAACCACCCTTAGATTAGGTAGTAAAATTATTGGTAAGTGTATGATGGGATCAACATCAAATGCTTTAGATAAAGGTGGTAGAAACTTTAAAAAACTATATGATGATTCCGATGTTACAAAAAGAAACCGCAATGGACAGACTAGCTCGGGATTATATAGTTTGTTCATACCTATGGAATGGAACTACGAAGGATACATTGATGCTTATGGCTTACCTGTATTCAACACACCATCAACTGAAATTAAAGGACCTCAAGGAGAATTTATCGATATTGGAGTACTCGAATATTGGGATAACGAAGTTGATGGATTAAAAAACGACCAAGATGCTTTAAATGAGTTTTATAGACAATTTCCTAGAACTACAAAGCATGCTTTTAGAGACGAATCCAAGTCGTCTTTATTTAATCTAACTAGAATATATCAGCAAATAGATTTTAACGAAGACGCTGATAATAAAAAATTAGTTACACAAGGTAATTTTATATGGCAAAATGGAATAAAAGATACTAGAGTTACGTTTGCACCTAACCCACAAGGAAGATTTTTTATAACATGGATACCTAATGCTAATCTACAAAATAGATATATTGAAAAAAATGGTATAAAATATCCAGGTAATGATCATCTAGGAGCTTTTGGATGTGATCCATATGATATATCAGGTACAGTAGATAAAAGAGGTTCTAACGGATCGCTTCACGGCTTAACTAAATTTAGCATGGAAGACGCGCCATCAGATCATTTCTTTTTAGAATACATTGCTAGACCTCAAACAGCTGAGATCTTCTTTGAAGACGTGTTAATGGCTTGTATTTTTTATGGAATGCCAATACTATGTGAAAATAATAAACCTAGGCTTTTATATCATTTTAAACGTAGAGGATATAGAGGTTTTGCAATGAATAGGCCTGATAAAGTTTATACTAAACTATCAGTTACAGAAAGAGAAATAGGTGGTATACCTAATTCTAGTGAAGATATTAAGCAAGCTCACGCAGCTGCTATTGAATCTTATATAGAAAATGCAGTAGGTTTTGATGGTGAAAATTATGGAGATGTTTATTTCCAAAGAACATTAGAAGACTGGGCTGCTTTTGATATAAATAACAGAACATCTCATGATGCTTCTATTAGTTCGGGTTTAGCAATAATGGCTTGTAATAAAAACCGATATGCTCCTGTAAATAGAATAATAAGAAAACCTATTGACCTTGGTATAAAAAGATATAATAACAAAGGTTTAGTTTCAAAAATAATTAAGTAAATGAATACAAATTTAGCAAATCCAAACAGTGCTTTCCCTAGTCAAGTAGTGCCTGATGCTGAGAAATCAACATTAGAGTATGGTAGAAAGGTTGCGCAAGCTATAGAAAGTGAGTGGTGGAGACAAGGTGGTAATGGAACTAGATTTGCAAGTTCTTTTAATAGATTTCACACGTTAAGATTATATGCTAGAGGCGAGCAACCAGTTCAAAAATATAAAGACGAATTAGCTATTAATGGTGATATGTCTTATTTAAATTTAGATTGGAAACCTGTTCCTGTTGTTTCAAAATTTGTAGATATAGTTGTTAATGGTATTTCTAATAAAGTTTTTGATATAAAAGCTTTTGCACAGGATCCAGTTTCATTAAAGAAAAGAACAGACTATGCTAACGCTATAATGCAAGACATGTTAGCTAAACCTTATTTACAAGAACTACAAGGTAAGTTAGGTATAAATGAATTTAATACAGGTGATCCTGCTGGTTTACCTGAAAATGAAGATGAGTTAGACATACACATGAGACTTAGTTATAAGTCTTCAATTGAAATAGCTGAAGAAGAAGTAATAAATAATCAACTTTCTAAAAATAGATTTGAAAACATAAGAAAAAGATTTAATTATGATTTAGTTACTTTAGGTATTGGAGCAGTTAAAACTAATTGGAATAAAGCAAACGGTGTAACCGTTGATTATGTTGATCCTGCTAGGTTAATATATTCTTATACTGAAGATCCTAACTTTGAAGATATATATTACGTTGGTGAAATAAAGTCATTAACTATTGCTGAAATAGCAAAACAATTTCCTGATTTAACAGAATCAGATTTAGATAGAATATCAAAAGCTAAAACAAATAGAGATCCTGTATACGGTTGGACTACTTATGATCCTGATACTGTGCAGGTTATGTATTTTGAATATAAAACGTACAATACTCAAGTATTTAAAATAAAACAAACAGAGCACGGTTTAGAAAAATCATTAGTAAAAACAGATCAATTTAATCCACCAGAAGCAGATACTTTTAAAAAGGTTTCTAGAAAAATAGAGGTACTTTATAAAGGTGCTAAAATAGTTGGTAACAATGAAATGATTGAGTGGAGGTTGGCTGAAAATATGACAAGACCTTTTTCTGATACTACTAAAGTAGAAATGAGCTATGCTATTTGCGCACCTAGAATGTATCAAGGAAAAATAAACTCTATAGTTAGTAAAATAACAGGGTTTGCTGATATGATACAGTTGACTCATTTAAAGCTACAACAAGTTATCGCGAGAATGGTGCCAGACGGTGTGTTCTTAGACATGGATGGTTTGGCTGAGGTTGATCTTGGTAATGGTACAAACTATAATCCAGCGGAGGCATTAAATATGTATTTCCAAACTGGTAGTATTGTTGGTAGATCGTTGACGCAAGAAGGAGAACTTAATAGAGGTAAAGTTCCTATACAAGAATTACAATCAGGTGGTGGTAACGCTAAAATAGCTAGTTTAATACAAACGTATCAGTATTATCTACAAATGATAAGAGACGTGACCGGATTAAATGAGGCTAGAGATGGTAGTATGCCTGATAAAGATGCTTTAGTTGGTTTACAAAAAATGGCTGCTAATGCTTCTAACACAGCTACAAAACATATATTACAGTCTAGTTTATGGTTAACATTAAGAACTTGTGAAAATATATCATTAAAAATTGCAGATTCTTTAAATTATCCTTTAACACTAGAGTCTTTAAAAAGCTCTATATCTACTTACAATGTAGGTACTTTATCAGAAATACAAAACTTAAATCTTCATGATTTTGGTATATACTTAGAGTTAGAACCAGAGGAAGAAGATAAAGCTATGTTAGAACAAAACATACAAATGGCTTTACAACAAGGTGGTATTGATTTAGAAGACGCTATAGATATACGTCAAATCAAAAATCTTAAACTAGCTAATGATGTTTTAAAACAAAAACGTAGAAAAAGACAAGAACAAGAGCAACAAGCTCAACAAGCTAATATTCAAGCGCAAGCGCAAGCACAGCAACAAACACAGCAAGCTCAGGCTATGGCTGAAGTTGAAAAACAACAAGCTATATCCGGTGCTAATGTTCAATACGAACAAGCTAAAAACCAAATGGAAATACAACGTATGCAAACTGCTTGGCAGATTAAACAGCAAGAAATGGAGATTAAACATCAATATGACATGCAACTTAAGCAGCTTGAGATAGAAGCTATGAAAGAAAAAGAAGGTGCTATTGAAGATAGAAAAGATAGTAGATCAAAACAAGAAGCTACTCAACAAAGTA